TATTATATTGTCATTAGCTGGTATACTTTGGGTCATTACTGGCTTGCTATGGCGTAAACCAGAGTTATGGACATTAAACGCATTAATATGTGTGATTTATCTTTATGGATTAATTAGATGAGTAAACTTAAAGTATCTGAAATATTTTATTCAGCACAAGGTGAAGGACGCTTTATTGGCGTACCAAGTGTATTCTTAAGGACCTTCGGCTGTAACTTTACCTGTGGTGGATTCGGCATGAGTGATCGTACACAGATGAGCACAGAACGTGAGTTCATCGATCCTACAAAATATCGTATATATGAAGAACTTCCGCTGGTTACTACTGGCTGTGATAGTTATGCAAGCTGGGATCCTAGATTTAAAAACTTTAGTCCCTTGTTAGAAATTGATGGTGTAGTAAAACGTATGCTAGATCTAGTACCCAGCAACAGTTGGCAAATGGCCAATGGCAATGATACACATTTGGTCATCACAGGTGGTGAGCCATTGCTAGGATGGCAACGTGCTTATCCAGAATTACTAGGTCATAAAGACATGTATAATCTAAAGAATTTAACATTTGAAACAAATGGTACCCAGGAACTACATGAAGACTTTGCCAAATACTTAAAACTTTGGAATCGTGGCGGCCGTGAGATAACATTTAGTGTTAGTGCTAAATTATCAGCAAGTGGCGAAGCATGGGCAGATGCGGTAAAACCTGATATTGTTAAATCATATGAAAAGGTTGGCACAACTTATCTTAAGTTTGTAGTTGAAAACCCTAATGACTTTGACGAAGTAGATCGTGCAGTATCAGAATATAGGAAAGCCAAGTTCAAAGGTGTTATATACATTATGCCAGTAGGCGGTGTGGTTAAAGTTTACGATGGTAATAAATTTAACGTAGCTGATGAAGCTATGCGTCGTGGTTATTATTATAGCCCGAGATTACATGTTGACCTTTGGGGCAATTCATGGGGCAAGTAAAAGAAACACAAAAACGAACTATAGTTCGCATGATAACATATAGAATAACTGCTTGGTTGTTTACGATCTTTTGGACATATTTATACACAGGTAATCTAGCTCACAGCACAGGTTTTGCTACACTATTGCACTTGTTATTAAGTATTGATTACTATATACATGAACGTATATGGTTAAAAATTAAATGGGGATTAAAATAATTGAGCTATCTATTTACAAGTGAAAGTGTCAGTGAAGGACATCCAGATAAGGTAGCAGACGCTATAAGTGATGCTGTATTAGATTTAATGATGCGTGAAGGCAATAAGGCCTATCGTTGTGCGTGCGAAACCCTGGTAACAACTAATCAGGTTATCCTAGCTGGTGAATATAAAGGTATTTACAATCATCTAGAAGTTGAAAATGCTGTGCGTCGTGTCATCCGTGACATTGGTTACGAACAAGATGGTTTCCATTGGGAAACTGCAGATATTAAAAACTATATGCACGGTCAATCAGCTGACATCGCCCTAGGTACTGACTCATTTGGAGCTGGTGATCAAGGCTTAATGTTTGGTTATGCTATTAATGAAACACCAGACCTGATGCCCAGTGCTATTTACTACAGTCATTTGATTGTTAAACGGTTAACTGCTGTGCGTAAGAGTGGAGCGATATGGTTAGGTCCTGATGCTAAATCACAGGTGACTATGGAATACAATGATAATGGTAATGTACTGCGTATTGCTAAGGTGGTATGTTCAACACAACACTCAGCTGATATAGATATAAATGATTTGCGTGAACAAGTTAAGACTATCATCAACACAGTTCTGCCAGACAATCTAGTTGATAGCAATACAGAATACTTGATCAACCCAACTGGCAGATTTGTAATTGGTGGCCCAGATGGTGATACTGGACTTACAGGACGTAAAATTATTGTTGATACCTACGGTGGTTATAGCCCCCACGGTGGTGGTGCGTTTAGCGGCAAGGATCCTACTAAAGTAGATCGCAGTGCGGCTTATATGGCTCGTTACTTGGCTAAAAATATCGTAAGTAGTCGAGATGCACACAAAGCAACTGTTCAGATCAGTTATGCTATTGGAATTAAAGAACCTACCAGCTTGTTTGTTAAGACAGACAAGAGTATTGAGTTTGATAATGATATTACCGCGTGGATACGTGAAAATGTTGACCTAACACCAGCAGGTATCATAAATAGATTTGAGTTGTTCCGTCCTATTTACAGCCAAACAACTAACTATGGACACTTTGGTAAAGCAAATCTACCATGGGAAGCCGTGGATTTATTTAAGGACTAATATGATAAAGAAATTGATCAATAAATTGTTTGGTGCTAAACCTAACACTCCTACATTTAAAGATCCTAAAATTAAAAAAACTCCTAAGGATCTGGCTACAGAACGTGATGAACCATGGGTAGAAGTATTAAGTATGGACATCGATAAAGAAAATCCAGGCAATGGAGCTTTTGAATTAGACTGGAATGATAAATTTTTATCCAATTTAATACGTGCTGGATATCAGGGAAAAACAGATCAAGACATAGTAGACAATTGGTTTAAAGCAATATGCCGCAACGTCATACAAGAAAATTTTGAGCAGGAACAGGCTGATCCAGAAATCCGTGCCAGCAACCGCCGTGACCTCGGAGATGGCAGAACGGAAGTAAGTTGATCTTATATGTAAATGGTGACAGCCACACGGCTGGTGCCGAAGCAGCTAATTCCCATGCATTTGCTAATGATGATCCTCGATACAAGTATCTAGGTAGATTACCACATCCTGATAATCTATTTGTCAGTTTTGGTAATATACTCGCGAAAAATCTATTAGCCGAATTATATTGTGATGCTGAAAGTGCAAGTAGTAATGATCGTATCATTCGTACTACTAGACATTATCTAAGGACCAATCAACCAGATTTGATCGTGATTGGATGGAGTACCTGGGAGCGTGAAGAATGGCTCTATGAGGGGCAGTATTGGCAGATCAATGCAGGCGGTGTTGGTAATGATTGGCCAGATGCTATCAAGCAACAATATAAACATTGGATATCATCCATAGACTATAAACAAAAACAACAAGATGCCCAAGAAAAAATTTGGACATTACATCAAGAATTGGCAGGCATTCCACATTTATTCTTTAACAGCTATTCTGCTTTAGAATCTACTGAACACCGCGAGTGGGGCCATAATTATCTACATCCATATGATGGTAATTGCACATACTACCATTGGTTGTTAGATCAAGGATTTGAAACGGTTAATCCAAAAAGTTATCATTTTGGTACAGATGCACATTTGAGTTGGGCAAATCACTTGACAAAAATCCTTAAAGAAAGTATAATGATTAAATGAGATATCTACTTGTTGACACAGCAAACACATTTTTTAGAGCCCGACATTCAGCACATCGACAAAGTGACACTTGGGACAAGCTGGGTTTTGCCATACATGTAACCCTAGCTTCAGTAAACAAATCATGGCGTGATCAAAAGGCTGATCATGTTATATTCTGTTTAGAAGGTAGATCATGGCGCAAGGACTTTTACGAACCCTATAAGAAAAATCGTAGTGTAGCACGTGCGGCACTTACTGAAAGCGAAGCCGAAGAAGATCGTTTATTCTGGGAAACGTTTGATAATCTAAAGACGTTCGTTGCACAAAAGACTAATTGTACTGTGCTCCAACACGCAGAGCTTGAAGCAGATGATCTCATCGCAGGATGGATACAAAGTCACCCAGATGATCATCATACCATCATATCCAGTGATACAGACTTCTATCAACTCTTAGCAGACAACGTTAATCAATACAATGGTATCAGCGATGAACTCCATACCTTAAAAGGCATCTTTGACAAGAAAGGCAAACCAGTCATAGATAAAAAAACCAAGGAGCCCAAGAAGATACCTGATCCACAGTTTATACTTTTTGAAAAGTGTATGCGTGGTGATCCCACAGACAACGTATTTTCCGCATTTCCAGGCGTGCGCACTAAAGGCAGTAAGAACAAAGTCGGACTTGAAGAAGCCTACGGTGACAAAGATAAAAAAGGTTATAATTGGAACAACATGATGCTACAGCGTTGGGTTGATCATAATGGTATCGAACATCGTGTGTTGGATGACTATGAACGTAATCGTGTTCTAGTTGACTTAACTGCTCAACCAGATGCGATTAAAGCGAAGATAGCAGAAACCATAGCCAACGGACAAGTACCTAAAAATGTTCCAATGGTGGGTGCTCAATTCTTAAAGTTCTGTGGCAAATATGACCTAGTTAAATTGAGTGAGAATGCTACGAGCATGGCCGAATGGTTATGTGCTAGTTATCCACAGAAAGCTGATTCTAAATGAATAAAATAAAAAAACACCGTGTGGGATTTAATATAACCAATCATTGCAATTTAAATTGTACTGGATGTTATACCCTTAGTAATTATGAATTCAAAGGACATAGTTTATGGCACGATCATTATCAGTATTATAAAGAGTGGGCTAAAAAAATCAGCATAGATGAGTTTGAATTATTGGGTGGAGAACCTTTGCTTAACCCAACAGTGATTGATTGGTTTATTGGATTATCAGAATTATGGCCTGATGCTAAAGGATGTTTAACAACTAATGGATATGCTTTAAATAAAAAAAACAAAAGACTATACGATATTTTTAAAAATTCAAATGGAAAATATCATTTAGAAGTAAGTAATCATAACAATAGCACCATAGATGTAATCTTTAAAAAAATATACGATTGGATTAATAACGTTCCAGTACAGATAAAACCATACCCAGATACTTATTCTGAAATTCCAAATTTTAACCAAAATTTTATACGCTCTTATGAAAACGTTCGTGAAAAAGATTGGCCTAAAATATCTTCATTCGATGAATGGGATAACCTGCCAGAATGGATTAGAAAAGAATGTATAGAAATTCATCAAATATCACCATCTGCTATATTAAATAGTTCCAAC